TATTATCGATATCTCTATCTCTCCGCCAACCCGTGCCTGACCGCACCGTGATCGAGATCGACACGGGCGTCTGGATTGCGTCACGTGGTACACGAGTCGTGAGACCGATCAGGTCGCACTCCTCGAGCCAGCGGCTGTATTGCGCAGACTTGACGACACGACCGCGGCGAGCTGGTCTCCAGATTGCGTTCGCCGATGGTGGCACTGGCAGCGTGATCAGGATGGGCGCTGGCGGCATCGTGCTCTCTCCTGGGCGAGTCTCTCGACCTCGCGTGGATCGAGTCGGTGATGACCATCACCGGGTCGCGGAGTGAGACGACCCAGCTCGACAAGAGCACGGACATATCGAGGTGATACCCCTAGGATCTCAGCCGCGCGACGTGTCCCTACGGTCTCCATCGGATGTCCTCATGACGACGGGATCTATTGTCGATGATAACCGCAGGAGGATCAGACATGCGATACCGGATCATTCTGTCAATACCGCTCATATTTTTTGCGTGCGGGTGCGCAGGTACGCAAATATCTGCGAGCGTAAGTTACAACACGCCAACGACTTCGGTCACAATCTTTGCCAATCGCTAGAATTCTAGTTGACATGTTCCGGCACTGGAAGTATTGTTCTGGTGTCGGGCACATCGCTCGACACGAGATAAGAGACAAGAGACACGGAGTTAAGACAATGGAAAGCAACGAACGCTTTAATGAATGGTGCGAAACCGCAACAAATGTTTGCCCTTCCAAATTGATTGAAGCTGGATGGGAAGCTGGCATGGGTTACCCAACTGTCACAGTAACTTTTAAAACTTTTGAAAGCAGCCCAACCTACACGGAGCGTTGGGAAAAAGTTGACCTGGCTGATTTCAATCTGGGTGAAGGCTACACTCTCGTATGTTTAGATTATTAAACGATAACCCACTGATGAGCCCCGGGGCGCCGGGGCGAAACCCTTCGGGGTCTGGGTCGCAACAATACACGAGACACGAGGCAGACATGAGCACCATCAATCAAATTAGCGACGTAGTTATCCGAGCCACGACCAAGCAGGCTATTACCGCTGCTCGCACATGGGGCGTAGATCCTATCGATCTTATCGAGCAGCGCCTGCGCAGGATTGGCGTGACACTCAACATGCGCGCCGAGAGCGACGATGGTCACGACCTTGTCGAGCTGGCTGATGGCAGATGGTTAAGATATGCGCCCTACATGGGCCAAGATGCAGTCGTGATTTGCGACTGACACGTACACGGGCAGCGGGGTCGTCCCTATGCAAAATATGTCGTAGCTCAAAGAGAACCACTACGACATATCAGCGGCGGGGAATGTGATGTTGACTTCTTTGTGCGGTCCCGCTGCCCCTGTTTTTTTGGAGAACCGATGGCACGTAAGGCGATAACTACTTCGACCGCAATGGCGGCCAAAGAGCTTGGATGCTCTATCCGCTGGGTCAACTATCTGATTACCGCTCGCCAGTTGCGAGCCGATCGTGATGAGCGGGGATTCTGGCAGGTACATATGGCCAGCGTCCAAGAAGAAAAAAAGGCACGGACTGCACTAGGCAAACTACGGAGACGCAAGGATGCGCGGATTGACATTGACGCGAAAAGAGGGGGAGCACGTGGTGCTCACCGTGCAAAGAGGTGAGGAGGTCGTCGTGCTGGCTGTAGTGACGCTGGCACGCCTCGCCTCATCATCGGCTCGGCTGCGGATTATGGCGAGCCCTGAGATCGGGATCAGGCGATATCAGGGACCACTCATGGACGAGGCAACACCAACATGACGATTGAGACATTGGCATCAGCGCAGCTATTGCTGCGTGACGGGTACAGCATTATCCCAGTGGCGCGGGCGAAAAAGCCTGCGATTCCATGGGCACCGTACATGCTGCATCGTGCTGATGAGCAGACGATTCAGCACTGGTACACATCGTCATCAGGGCATGGCATTGGTATCGTGTGCGGTCATGTGAGCAGTCAGCTGCTGGTGCTCGATGTCGAGAGCGAGGACGCATGGCTGCGCCTGCTGGATACTGTCCGACTGGGTGCTGATCAGCAGCTGCTCGACATGATCGAGACCAGCAGTCTGAGCATCACGCCATCGGGTGGTCGTCACCTGCTGATGCACCTCGACTACTCCACTCCACCGGGTACTGTGTTGGCTCGGACGGCGGCGGGCAATGTGCTGATCGAGACTCGCGGTCAAGGGCACTACATTGTCGCTGCTGGTAGTCCTGAGCATGTCCACCCTACCAACATCCTATATCGATGGGATCGCTACATCGATCCTGAGTCTAGAGCGCTCTGGTCAGCTCCACATGTTCACCAGATCCTGACGATCGCACAGAGCCAGCACGCTCACGTACCGCCTGCGCAGCGCGCCGACCCGGTGACACGAGTACCAGGAGCAGGATCAGAGACTGACGCTCCCGGCCAAGTGTACAATTCTCGCGGCAGTTGGGACACGCTGCTGACCGAGGCGGGATGGACGCTGGTCTCGACACGAGGGGAGAGTCAGTACTGGAGGCGACCGGGCAAGAGGGACGGCATTAGCGCAACGGTCGGTCATTGCCGAAACGATAAAGCCGAGCCGCTGATGTACGTGTTCTCCAGCAGCGCATCGCATCTCGAGGCGGGTAGAGCATACAGTCTGTTTGCTGCTAGAACTGCCATGCGCCACGGCGGCGATTATGGCGACTGCGCCCGTGCGCTGTATCGGGATGGGTACAAGTCTGAGCAGGTCACCGCTACGCTCAGAGTCTCCTCTCCCGATACGGCCACGTCATCAGCAGTCGAGGATCCGGTCGTGAGCCAATCTACACCAGATCCAGTGCGACGACATCCAGACGGACGTGAGCGCCGATACCTTCTGACATCAGAGCTACCGAGGACTAATCCTGCGATGAACTGGCTCTGGTATGGCTGTATTCGGCGCGGCGCGGCGACCATGATCAGCGCACACCCCAAGGTCGGCAAGACGACCTTGATCTCGCATCTCCTTCGCTCATTGCAGGATGGTGGTGAGTTCCTTGGCTTGACGACTCAGCCAGCTCGAGTACTGGTCCTGACCGAGGAGGATGGGCCGACGATTGCAGAACGCGCCGACATCATCGGCATCGGTGATCATGTTGCGTGGTATGTGCGACCGTTCACGTCTCGCCCGACGATGGTCGAGTGGCGAGAGTGGGTTGCCGCTACGGTCAGAGATTGCATCGACCACCGAGCTGATCTACTGATTGTCGATACCTTGATGCGCAACATGCCGCTACGTGACGAGAACAACGCCACGGAGATCGACGATGCGCTGCTGCCACTTTGGAAACTCATGGAGACCGGAGTTGCGATCGTGGTCATTCATCATTTGAAAAAAGGCGGAGGCCCTGAAGGCACTGGCGCTCGCGGGTCGTCGGCGCTGATGGCATGGCCTGAGGTGACGTTTGAGCTGTCACGCACTAATCCAGACGATGTCGATTGTCGTCAGCGCACGCTGAGGAGCAATAGCAGATTTAGGCAGACGCCAGTCGAGTTAGTCATCGAACTAGGCGATGAGGGATACACGGTATGCGGATCGCTGCGAGACGCCGAGGCGCGCGGGATCCATACAGCGATCACGCACATGCTGGCAGTCGGTGAGCCGATGTCGCATTACGAGATCGCTACTGCCATGGGGCGAACCCGGCAGACAATCGAGAGCCACCTAGCGAGGATGGTCGATGCAGGTGTTCTGCGTCGGACGGGTACGGGTACGAGAGGTGATATTCACCGTTATACGATAGCTGGAGTTTGACATGAAATTGGTTGCTCAGAGTGATGTACGTGAGGATCTGCCCGCGGGCGAATATACAGCACGGCTCAAAGAGGTTAAAACATTGCCTCCTAGCGAGCTACATCCTGATTGGGGCTCATCGCTCGCTTGGGAATATGAGGTGCTTGCAGGCCCAAAGACAGGGCAGCGCGGCACAGCGTTCACGCCCTGCGTGTTGAAATCCCAGAACGGTTTAGGTGTGCTGATGCGCTCGATGCTTGGGCGAGCGTTCGCTGCTGGCGAGGAGTTTGACGCTGATTCTTTGATTGGCAAGACGTTCAAGATCTTTGTCGATTTCAATAAATCAGGATCACGCACAAGAGTGATGCGAGCCATCCCGGTCGCAGATCCTGAGCTGGTGAGCAATGTAACCTCAGCTCAGGCTCCAGCGTATACTCCTGGTCCGCGCACTGCGCCATTACCGACAAACGAGCTTGGGCATAGTGCTCCTCGACGACCAGCGGTTGCGCCACCGGCTCCGCCAGTTGTTAAGGTGCCGGTCGTCACAGCAGCAGACTACAAGCGCCAATCGTGCTTTGCGTTTGTGCAGATCGGCCAAGATCCTGAGACGCACGAGATGCAGGTCTCAGCTATCCGTCAGCTAGTGGTCTCGGGTACCTCGCCGAGCGAGATCAACTGCTATATACCAGAGACAGCGTCATGGCTGACGCTCACGGCAGTGGACATGCCGTTCTGACCTTGTGCTTACGAGGACAGAGACTCACGGAGGAGTCTGATGCCGGACTTGGTCCACCTCGATCCGGCACGCACATCGAAATGCCCCGAGGACTGGCAGCGTCTCGCTGAGGCTTCCGGGGTGCGGTGAGTACCCAGTCACTCATCGCTCTCACGCGTACAGAAACACAGTGCCAACTGTGCCGGGTACTAGCCGAGCATCGAGGCTCGGGCGTGAGATGCCGTGATTTTGCGGCAGGTTTAAGATTATAGGAGCATGTTATGAACCAGTTTACAGACCGTCCGTTATCGGCAGAAATGAGGGAAATTACACCTGCTTTGGCGTTAGATTATATACAGTATAATTATTTTAATCGCCCCCTCAAGATTGCTCATGCAAATAATCTTGCTCAGCAAATGACTGATGATAACTTTGTAGAAGGCGTCGGAGACATTTCTTTTGCAAAAACTGGACGGTTAATAAATGGACAGCACACATTGCACGCGATAATTAGTTCCCAAACTAGTCACATATGCTGTATTAGGTATGGGCTGCCAGAAGATGCGTTCGAAGTGTTTGATATTGGAGTAAAACGCAGCATGGCTGATGCTTTGAAAATTAGCATTCATGAAGCAGCTATTTGCAATTTATTACATACCTTTATTAAAAATTCAACAGTTCGACCATCTCCTAAACAAATTCGACATATACATAATTTAATCTCTGAGCCTCTAGAATTTATTAAGAAAATTGAAAATTGGAATCATAGACTGTCTCCTGCTGCTATACCTGCGGCATTTTGTGCAAGTTGGATTTTAAATTCTAGTAATTTAGATTACATGTTTACAAATTTACGCTGGCTTTCTAATGACACTGATGTAAATAAAGTGCCTCCAAAAATTGTGATGGCTTTTAATGCGTACGCAAAATCTACTAGAACCAAAAGTTCTGTTGGAACTTCACCTAGAATTTCTTTTTTTCTAAAAGCTATAAAAGTTTTTGATCCTAATTGTTGTGACGTAACAAGAATTTATGAAACTGAAGGCGCACCGTTGGAAGCCATGAAAGAAAAAATAAAAGAGTATTTTTTTGGAGTCAATCTAAATGACTGATCCATGGATTGACCACAAGGACTCCTGCGCCCAGTGTGGCGCTCAGCGAGTCATTATTGCGGATAGTCTTTGTCGCGCATGTTGGCGCGAGACTAACGGCGACGCTGAGATGGAGCGAGAAGATGTGTACTCGGATTGAGACTACATGAGCCAACGGTGACCATGGGCCTTGCTACTCGTTGTAGCGAGGCAATCCGCGGGCATGCTGCCGCTGAACTGTCATCCATGGTCACCGTTTAAATCCCCTAGGACCGGCGGCGCATTAGCCAAGTTTGTGCCGGGGATTCGGGGGTGCGGTAGGTACCCGGTCACCTATCGCTCTCACGTGTGTGATCGGACACTAGCCCACTGTCGAAGGTGGGGCGTGAGATGCCGCGCTTTGCGGTTGTTCGATGGGATAGAAGAGTAGGGTTGCAATATGGATTATGAAGAATTCTTGGCTAGCAAACAGAAGCTAGTTCAATTTGAATCAGTGCCCGAATCGGAAATGCCTGAAGAGCTATTTGATTATCAAGTGGCAATAATAAAATGGGCATTGCGCAAAGGTCGAGCATGTATTTTTGCAGGTACCGGACTCGGAAAAACAATCATGGAATTGGTCTGGGCTAATGCCGTAGCAAAATACACTGGCAAGCCTGTTTTGATTCTGGCTCCATTAGCAGTCGCTGATCAAATTGTTGCCGAAGCCGAACGATTCGGCTTGCATGCGCAGCGCTCATCTTCGCCAATTGAATGCGACCAGCCAATTATCTATGTCACCAATTATGCCAAGTTGGCTAGATTCCAAAACGGTGGAATGTTTGGCGGTATTGTGCTCGATGAGTCATCAATTATTAAGCATCATGATGGAGGCACTAAAAAAGAATTGATTGACTTCTCACAATCAATTCAGTTTCGCCTTGCATCAACAGCCACTCCCGCTCCAAACGATTGGATGGAATTGGCATCGCATGCCGAATTCCTAGGCGTTTGTTCGCGCGCTGAAATGCTTGCGACATATTTTGTGCATGATGGAGCGGAGACTCAGAAATGGCGATTAAAGGGCCATGCTGGTACTCATTTTTGGAAATGGGTATGCGAATGGGCAGTCCTTTTGCAGTCGCCATCTGATCTAGGTTATGACGGATCAATGCATGTTTTGCCAAAACTAGAACAGCATTTGGCAATGATTACCAGCGACCAGAAAATGCCTGGAGAATTGTTTGTTCTTGAGGCGCAAACACTGCAAGAGCGGCTTAAGGCGAAACGGATTACTACTAGCGATCGTGTTGATAAAGCTAAAGAAATCGTCAACGCTAATCCTAATGAGACGTGGGTTGTATGGTGCCATTTAAATGGCGAATCGGAAGCTCTTGCCAAGGCGATACCATCCGCAGTTGAGTTGCGCGGCAATCAAACGGAAGAAAGGAAAGAAGAGATCCTTCGCGATTTTGCAAATGGAAAGATCAAGGTTTTGATTAGTAAACCTTCAATGTGCGGCTTTGGCCTGAACTGGCAGCACTGCGCCAGAATGGTTTTTGTTGGTCTCAATGACTCATGGGAGCAAGTCTATCAAGCAATTCGCCGCTGCTGGCGTTTTGGCCAAAAAAGAGATGTACATATTTATTTTGTTGCCGCTGACATTGAAGGCAATGTGGTTGCCAACATTGAGAGAAAAGATAAGCAAGCTAAAGCAATGGCGCTGGAAATGATTCGTGAGACTAGCGTATTTACCGAGATTGAACTCAACAGAAAGGATCGGTTGCAAGTGGATTTTAGAACAGACTTTGATGGCGATAGGAATTGGGAAATGCGATTAGGAGATTGTGTCGAAGAAACCAAAACGCTTTCTTCTAATTCAATCGACTATTCAATTTACAGCCCTCCGTTTGCCAGTCTATATACGTATTCCGCATCTACTCGTGACATGGGCAACACAAAGAACGATGATGAATTCTTGTCTCATTATCGTTTCCTAGTTAAAGAAATATTCCGCGTAACCAAGCCGGGCCGATTGACTAGTTTCCACTGCATGAATCTTCCATCGTTCAAGGGGTCTCACGGTGAGATTGGCTTGCGTGATTTTCGAGGTGAACTAATTAGAATTCACGTTGAGGAGGGATGGGTATATCATTCGGAAGTCTGCATCTGGAAAGATCCCGTAGTTGCCATGCAGCGCACCAAAGCTATTGGCCTGTTGTGGAAGCAACTAAAAAAAGACTCATGCATGAGTCGTCAGGGCATACCAGATTACCTAGTGACATTGCGAAAGCCAGGAATTAATGCTAATCCGGTTGAGCATGATCCAAAAGATTTCCCTGTTCTCGAATGGCAGAAAATAGCATCGCCTATTTGGATGGACATCAATCCATCAAACACACTACAAAAAGCGAGCGCGCGCGAAGACAATGACGAAAGGCATATTTGCCCATTGCAGCTTGAAGTCATAAAACGATCCTTGCGAATGTATAGCAATCCGAATGATCTTATTCTGTCGCCATTTGGTGGCATTGGATCAGAAGGCTATGTGAGTCTGTCAATGGATCGTAAGTTTATTGGAATCGAACTCAAAGAATCTTATTGGAAACAAGCATGCGCCAATTTGAAGAATGCAATAAAAACAAAGTCTAAAGGATTGTTTGATTCCATCGATGCGGAATTAGATTTAATTGAATGTGCTGCTTCCGATGAGTCAGAGTAAATTCTCTAGTCTGATCGAGTCTGCCACCAATATACTGATCGGGTATTGGTGCGCGGTTGTTGCGCAATTAATCGTTTTTCCTATAATGGGAATTGATGTTTCGCTGAAAAAAAACCTGATGATAGGATTGGTTTTCACGCTGATCTCATTATTACGTAGCTATGTGATCAGGCGTATTTTTAATCGCTTTGGATAATTCAACATGCGCCCATTATGGCAAGTCATGGTCGAGCATCGTGGCAAGCAATGGGCGATGATCAGCAATCTCACGGAGGAGGTTGCCCGTGAGCTGAGTAGCCAGCTCAATCGCTCAGCTAAGGCAGGTGAGTCTATTTTGTTTTGGCCTGAGCATCTATCGTCAACCTGGGCGATCGGTGGTGAGGATACTGAGGAGGAGGCATCATGCACTACGTGAGTTGTGATCCGTATGAGGTGGAGGCGGCGCTGGAGGTGCTGCGCGTGTACCCGCAGTATTTCGGACCAATAGCCGAGGATGTGCGCCGTGCGCTACGAGAGCATCGAGCTGCGGTCCGTCACGCTCTGAGCTCTGATCTCGCTGATCTGATGGGGTATTAGCGATGGCGACACATCCTGATGATCAGATCCGCGTATCCGTCAAGGCGACACGACCATCGAGTACTGTGCCGCAGGAGGGTCGCCGTGGCATCGAGCGCATCGATGCGACTGAGGCTAAGGCATTGCTGCTGGCTCGGCAGCAATACCTCGAGGTGCGTGATCGCATGCAGGATAGCGGAGTCGTGGTTTCCACCATGGACGCATCAGGTCGTGTACTGCAATTGCCTGAGGATGCGATCATCATGGATTGTTGCAATTGCAGGCGGGCAATGTGCCGCAATAAAAAAAGCTTGCCCTTGTGGGCGCGTGATCGTGTCGAGGAGTATGGTGGCAGCCAGCCCGATGGCACTGGACATCTACGACCATACTGCCGAGAGTGTTATGACTGACGATCAGTTACGTTTGGTTTACGCAGCCGCGCGACGATTCCAGCCTGTAGACCTAGATCCTGAGGACTGGACACAATCGATGATCGCATGGGTGCTTGGACACATGAACTCTTACGATCCTGCCCGTGGTGCGTTTTCGACATGGGTATACCAGATTGTTCGTCGTGAGCGCTCGCATCATGTCAAGCGGCAAGTTGAGAGGCGCAAAACGATGCGAGTGGGCACGATTGGCGACTACGATCTAGCTGCTCCATATGAGGACATCATCGGATCTGAAGAGAACTCGATGGTTGTGGCTAGAGATGTTGGCAAAGCTTTGCTATTTTGTCTGCCGCACGAACGGTATGCAGTGCAAGCATGGCTGAGTGATCAGTCGTTTGCGTCTGCTGCTCAGGACTTAGGGCAGGTGCGGGCAGCAGTGTCAAGAAACTGGCGCAACGCAGTACAACGCCTGAGGCGTGTACTGAGGAGGATGGGGTATGGATCCGATCAACCCGGCTCATTATGATCCGCGTGATGGCTCTGATGTCGATTGCGCTCGGGCGCAATTGGCAGGGCTCGGTGTTCTCGGATATCGAGCATATTTAGCAGGGAATGCGGCTAAGTATGTCTGGCGTCATACGCTTAAAAATGGCGTGCAGGATATAGACAAGGCGATCAAATGCCTCGAGATGCTGAGGGCGACATATGACCAGTGACGAGGCTGATTGGTTGCTAGAGGCGCAGCAGCGCATACTAAAACTCGAGCGCGAAATACAGCGCATGAGAGATGCCATCAGGCAGAATTGTGTCGTCCGCGTGGGCGATCAGCTGATGGTGCAGGACTGGGTGAGAGGGGTGATCCGTGATTTTGATGTTACTTGCAGGGCTGATGATGGATCAGAGCGCTCACCAGAGCGCTAGCACAAGTGCTGCGCAGGGGCGCATGGCGCACCGTGGCGGGTCGTATCGCTTTGAGGGTGTTGGGTTCTCCTCGAGCTCAGCAGCGCAGGCTCTTCGCAACTGCTGCTATTACGGCCAGCGGCCAATCGTCGAGCAGTCGGTGGTACGTGGTCGCAACGGCTGGTACGCATGCGTGAGGTATCGATGATGGATGAGCGATCACCACCGACACGATATGACGAGACGTTTGCTTGGTTTGGCGCTGGCCTTCTTTCGGCAGCGCTCGGCTGGACGCTGTATTGGACTCTCTGGCTCCTGCGTGAGATCCTAGGCTGATCTGCGCAGGATTGTGAGCCCGTTATTGTGCGGGTGATCTAGCACGATGCGCCAGTCGGGCATGCGATCGACAAACTCCGTGAGCGCTAATCGTAGACCACGCTTAGCGCTCATTTTGCCCCATCGCAGAGCTGCGCTCGATGCGTGAGGGTAGGCAGGCTCATCGATATAACCGAACGTATATGTATCGTGTAAGATAATGTGTCCATTATTTCTTATACGCGGCGAGTGCAATTGCAGCTCTGCGCAGAGCTGGCTGTACGTGTGCCACGTGTCGATGAGCAGGCAATCGGTCTCCTCGATGTCTGCCTCGATCACATCGAGCTGCTTAAACTCAAAATCGATATGCTCATCAGCCGCGATGCGGGCATGCTCGCTCATGTCAATTGGCAGGATGTCGTAGCACACCAATCGTTTCGGTCTTGCCGACAATAAAGCCCAGGTGGAGACGCCACCGCGAACACCCATCTCGGTGACGTGCTGGTATCCAGCAGCGTGCGAGCGGATCGTCTCAAGATGCTCTGAGATGTCACTGGGTCGATTGAGCGCATCGAGAAATGCTTGGTCTAGCGTGCGCATGGGAGATACTCCGTGTACTCGTACGGCCAGTGCGGCGTGAGCTCGACGATGCCGCGTGTGGTGTTGTGCTGCCTCAGATGATTGGCAGCCATCTCGCTCACTATGTTGGTGCTCCAGCCTGATGCGTGGTAGCCACCAGACGTGCCCCACCTGTAGATATAGAACCGATCTCTGTCCTCAATCTCTTGCGTGATGGTGCCGTATTTCTTGCGCAACTCGTCAAATAGCAGAACGTCTATTGATCCAGTATCTCTCACCTCGCTGTATCTGCCGATTGAGTCAAACACCTCACGACTCATCATCAGGTTGCAATGGTAAAGATTGCGTGATGGCGTGAGCTTGTGCGTGTCCTCCTCGAACCACGCACTAGCTGTGTGATAGATGCGATTATTGTCGAGGTGTTCGACGCTGTAGCTCAGTCGCCACGGCAGGTAGATATCGTCGTCTTCCCAGATCGCTAATAGGTCGCCGGTGGCGAGCGATGCGGTCGCGTTGAACTTTGCCCCAAGTGGGCGAATCTGATCCGCCACGTTGCAGATCTTGACCTGCGGGTGATCGTAGATCAGCGTCTGATCGCCGTAGTCATTAAGGATTATGAGCTCTTTCTCGCCCTGATAATCCTGCCGTAGAAACGACTCGATGGCGTGCTCGAGTTGGCGAGGCCTGCCATACGTTGGGCATAAGCAACTGATCTTTGGCAGCGTCATAACTTACCCCTGTGGTCGTGATCGTACTCTTTCGAGCCATGCCGCGGCATCGACTCTCACCAGCGGGTTGTGGCTGCGCCAGTCGCTGTAATGACCAAAAATGAAATGGCAATCCTCGCACAACGTCATGAGATTGCCGGGCGATAACTCGAGCTCAGGATGCAGGTGATACGGCATCACATGGTGTACCTCGAGCGAGGTGACACGGTCGCAGGCTTCACATTTCTGCTGCTGCTCGAGGTGCTTGCGTCTGGTCGCTGACCATCTCGGAGATCGAGGAGTGCCGCCGTAGACATCAGCCACGCCGGGCGATGTGAGCAGGCGATCGAGCCAGCGAGCAATGGCATTAAACATTGGCTGCCTCGAGCACGTGAGTGCGGATCAGGTCAGTGCAGAACTCGGCAAGCATCCGCCAGCCGTGGCCGTCTGGGTACTCAGGATCGGCAAGGATCGCATCACATGCCTCCTCAGCCCATACGCGTAGCAGTTTCGGATCGGGGATTGGCTGACCGGGGCGTACCTTGATCGCCTGCAAGGTGTGCGCCTTGACCAGCGCCTCGCTCAATACTGTGGTTGCGCTGGTCAGACAGAGCTGAGACCAGCCCTCCTGCCCGCGTGCCAATCGTCGTACTCGCTCGATGTGCTCGACCATATCAGCCTCCTATATGATCCATGAGATCTTGCGTGTCGGGAATCCCTCGACGTTGCTAAATATCCAGCAGTCGCCAGACTTGAGCATCGCCTCGATGGTGCTGCTGCTCGCGTAAAACCCTTCTGGCCCAGGGCTGCCCGGTCCTACTGGCCCAGTGTGCGATGATGCACCCCAACTGTTGTCGATGCGCCCATACTCGCGGCCAGTGATGGTGGCGTAACCACATAGGCACATGCAGTGCTGCCACGTGCCAGCGGCCATCGCGATGCCGTTGGTGTCTCTGGTCATCGTGAATCCCTGCGATGAGCACATCGCTATGCCGTAGCCGTTGCTCAATGCTTTCTTGGCGTCGAGCCAGTTGCGCACTCTCGTGACGGCTCGCACCGGGTGTATTTTTGCGATCTGCTCGAGCTCGAGGGGTACGCCCTTGCTACCGTACTCACGACATCGAGACTCTGAGTACTCACGCAGGTCGATGCCTAGATACTCCTCACGGCCAAGCACGCCCCAATCACGCACCCATGCGGCAGCGTTTGCGCCGATTGCACCATCACCGCGAATACTGCCACCGCCGACCTCGACGCGGGCACCACCATAGATCGGCTCAGTTGCCAGCGGTATGTACTGCTCAGACTCGCCAGCGACGATCTCAGCACACATGGTGTACTCGATTGCGCGAGCAGTGCCGAACGCAACGCAGGAGCCAACCTTGCCCTGATTGCGTGGAGGCAGGAGAGCGCCAGTTGCCTTGCGAGCGAGATCCCAGAGATAAACGTGATCGGGCAGATCCTCGATAGGAGTCGAGCCGATTGGCGTACTACTGATGTCCGCATCGACGCAGGTTGCGACAATGTCATCGACTGCCTGCTTGTCGTCTACCCATCCCGGCACATATTGGCTATTCATCGGATCGTCTCCAGAGCTGACACGATGCGGGCTGATAATGTGATCGCTGCGTCGCGCAGCTCAGGCGTCAGGGCTCGATCGTCTGCACCCATGACTGCGGTCCACTCGACCGCGATACGCTCTCTGACGGGCGATAGGGCAGCGTCAGCGATGCCAGCCGTCTTGCGGGCAGCGACCATAGCAGAGTAAAGCTGCTCGGTGGTCGTGATTGTCGGTGACCGTATGGTCGCAGGTGCTGCCCGATACAGCGTCAATAGTTTCGCCAATGTCGCAGCCTTATCTCGCTCCTGCGATCCGCCATAGATACCGCCGAGCGCATCGGCGAGCGTGTCAATCGGTGGCGGTACTGGTGGAGTCGAGCTGCCGATGATCACGGTCGTGATGACTGGCTCGGTAGGGACATCGGCAACGCTGGTATATGCGAGCAGGCGATACCTGCCGGGTCGTGCGCTTGTGACCACTGTCGCTCGCTGATTAGCTAGTAGCGAGCTAGGGAACACCTGCAATCCCTGATCGAGCGCAACATACCGGACGACCTTGCCCTCAGTCGTTGCGATCACCGTCACAAACTCGGCCACCTCGCCGCGCACCTCAGCAGGTACGACGAGCTGACCTAGTACGAGCAGCGCTGCGAGCATCATTGTGGTGTGATCCCTGAGTTGCGGGGTTGCGGTCTGCACCCTAGTGTATCGATTTTTGCGGAGATGACAGTTGCCGTGTCGGCAAGATCGTGCTGAGTAGACGAGATGTCCTTGATGCTGCCGCGCAATTCCTTCAGAAATTCCCGGTGATCATCTCGCACCGGGATCAGGATATTCTGCGCCAGCCACCATGCTGCGGCAGATACACCACAGAGCACAACATAGAGCAGCCAGACATGGGGTCCAAAGGAACGGCTAACCTCATCCATGACCTAATCTCCTAGTCGTGAGTTTTGACGGCTGGAACATGGTCGTACCTGCCGTCAAAGATTTTTGGGTAGATCTCGAGCACCTGCTGCTCAACCTCAAGCCGCTGAGCTTGAGGTAGCTTACGTCCAAAATACTCTCTGAATTGGCTGATATTCCAGCCCATTTCATACGCGCCGATCAAGTAATTTCTAAGCTTGTCGTTGAGGGTCAATGAGTACGGAACAGCGCCGAATCGTGGGAAACGATGGCACCATCCAAGCCATGGCTGATACAGCACCTTGCCACCATGGAGGCGGACTTTGTCGTGAATATAAACCTCTTCGCCTGCGAATCCGCGGAAGTGCTGCGAAAACTTTGGCCAGTCGGCCTTGCGCATGAAAGATAACGCGCTGCCATGGGCATGCACTTCGCGCGTCTCGCTGACCGGGTAGCGACTATCGACTAGCCACGTGCCGAAAAAGTCACCGCGTAGCTCGGGGCTCAGCTCGGTGGCGATGATATTGCCTGCCTCAGAGCGCAATGGGCCGACCCACATATCACGACCAACTGCGTCAGCGCGGGCAGCAGCTACAAGCGCCTCGACCGCTCCTGGCACAAGCAGCACATGACAATCGATGACTAGGACGTGAGAGCCCTGCGCATGCTCCCACACGGAGTTTTTCGCATGCGCTGGGCCCATGGCTTTGGGCGCATGAACGTATCTGGCCCGTGAATTAGAACAGACATGATGGATATCGCCACGATTAGGCTCGGGATGATCGTCGACGACCAGCAGCTCCACGCCGTCGAGCTGGTGGTGCATGCGCAGGGAGGATAGGGTCCACCAGACGCCCTGCGGGTCGTCATAGGTCGCCATGCCAATCGTGAGGTCAATTCGCATCTTTCGCTCTCGGCTCGTAGTCATCGCATGTTATGCAGTTGCGATTGCTCTGATCCCGCGATGATATCCTACAGCGATCATGTCTACCACACACGTGCAGGATTGCCAATGTGCCACCGCAGCCGCATGAGGGCTTAGCCTCGAGCGCTTCGCCTAGATGCTGGCAGGGCGAAGCCATGTGAAGCTTGATCTTGCGGAGCATCTCGAGCTGGTCGGGCGTTGGCCCAGTCGCTGGCGGAGTCGCACCCGTAGTCGTGACCGATGTCGCCACGGTTGCCGGATCTCCGCCCCAGAGCGAGCGATAGCGTGGATCGTGGTCGTAGAGCCAGCAAAGTCGGCATCCGTCGCGCGATGGTGTGTGGTTGCAGGGTTTCATAATATTATTCTGTTATTGAAATTCTAAAAGTGCCAGTGCCTGTTGCCTTCATGTCAACATATAGGCCACCACCTCTATATTGGCATGCCTGAAAACCTTGATCTGGCATTCCGCTTGGCGACATATATTGCCAATTGTCAAAATAATAGGTTGGTGAAAATGGCGTTACACATAATGATTGATCTGGTAAAGAATTGCGTGTCTCACCCCACGATACAAAAAACAGTCCATTATTTGGATCATTACAAGATTCGTCACCCGTTGCAAAATATGGAATTATTCTAGATTGGCAATAATCAACATTTATTTCATAAATAAATCCCATTCTTAATTTCTTATAACATCCCGATCCTGTTGGATTTATTGTGCATGTTGGTCCAAATAATAAATCTCCACAAGAAAGTATTTCAAATAGTCCTAAATTTCCTAAATTTGGTTCTAAAGAGCTTAAAATAATATTGTAATTGAATGGGCCAGATGTTCGATAAAAGTGAATGTTATCGCTTGCATTTTTTTTCCAATAATTCAAAGTAAATGACATGCCATCAACGCATGGCCAATTCACTGGCGCCATTATTGTCAAAGTTAATTTTGGCTTAATATTTACATTTCCAGAACAGCACGTAAGTGGTACTAGGCAGCATGGTGCCCCACAACACTTCGTGCACGTCAGCCGTTTGCAAGCTGGCGTCGCTATTTCACCATCTGTCGTGCCATTGCTGCTCGGATACGAGCACGAGCACCCCGTCGAGCAGGTGCCGTTACCGCCAGAGACTTTGATCCATTTTGCTAAATCCGCGTACCAGCGCCATGTACATGAGCCGGTGCAGGGCTGCTCGGTCGTTGTTGTCGTCGTGGTCGATGATGTTGTGGTGCCCGTGCTGGTCGTCGTTGTCGTGGTCGGCGGCGCAGTGCTGGTTGTGCTGGTTGTCGTGCTGGTTGTTGTGGTTGATGTGCTGGTTGTGGTTGGAGTCGATTGGCAAGCAACAAAAACTTGCTCATTAAAATATGCGCCCGGTCTTGATGGTTGAGGACCGCAAAAACAATTTTCACCGCAAGAATTGTACAAAACAAACCAAATACTGCCTGACCAAGCGTACAAGCAATAGCCAGTATCGCATAATGGCGTCGTTGTCGTCGTGGTCGTGCTCGAGGTTGTCGATGACGTGGTCGAGCTTGTGCTACTAGATGAGCTGCTCGAGGTTGTTGTCGTCGGTGGCGATGTGCTACTAGAGCTAGTCGTAGTCGAGCTGGTCGTGCTCGATGATGAGCTTGAAGTAGTCGTGGTAGATCCGGTGGGCGTGCCCTCGCAAGTAAATGTTGCGACGTAGCCATCATACGGGCCTTCTTGACCGGGGGCAGATGGACACGTACAACCGGCTTCGCAATTGGATCCGTATGGCTCCCAGCTACCGTTATCCTCCACCCAAATCCATGAGCACGTCCCAACGCATCCCGGCATTAATCACCTCCGTATGTAGTGGTCGTGCTTGTCGTCGTTGGTGCCGCGGTACTGGTCGTGGTCGTTGTGCTCGAGGTCGTGCTAGTCGTTGTGGTCGTCGTCGTTGTGCAGTAGTAAGCCCCCGGCACACATATTGTCGTGTAGTTGGGCGTGATCGTGCCATCGACGCAGGAGATGGATGAGACATAGTCGTAGCTCAGTATTGCACCACCACCACCCGACAAGATAACCATGTACACCGGATTACCGTAGCTGTTGATGCCCGCATACCGACCTAGATATCTTTGCACTGACGGCACGCCACCGTTGATGTCCTTGATTTTGATATCGACATCGTCGGTCCACGTGTCAGTCGCGGCGACATAGGTCATCAATTTGCCGGGATAGTACCCTGATGTTGGCGTTGTCGATGTGACACGCACCACATGCACGATCGGGTAGCTCGGCCCATTTCGAGGCATGACGTTGCGGTCACGATTGGCCAGATTGCCCGCCTCATACTCACGCAGGAGCGTGGCGAGGCGCGCGATTGATTGGTCGTCTAGGAGATAGCCAGCCATCGTCCAAAGGCCTCCTAGAGTGCGGGAAACGTCACACGCGGGTAAATGTCGAACGTCAACGGGATAGGACTACTCGCAGGTGCGAGCGGTAAACCTGCACCGTCAAGATTGACTGGTACTGTGACGTTGACGCCGTTGTAGTCGATAGGTGAGCGCACGCCTGCGACAAGCTTAAACATGCCCATATCGTTGACGACATGCGTCCAGCCGTTAGGACGATATTCAAACACAAGCGTCCAGCGCCAATAGCTAACATTATTCTCGTAAACCAGATTGGCACTAACACTATTGAGCTTAGCCAATGCTGTGCCGATCACATACGGACCGACCGTGTAGGAGCTTGCATTGACCGAGCCGATAGCACCGATCCACGCTGCCGATGGAGAGTTTACGGAGTTGAGCCCTACCGTGATCGATGCGCCGCCCTTGACGATCTCGGGCACGGGCAGAAATGGATCTTTGGCTGAGTTGCGGATCAGCGTGCCAGAGCGGTCGAACATCACGCCAAGCGGATACGATGTCGTCGAGACGCTGTAATCCCTCGGCCTTGAGAGCGGATTCTCCACACGATCCGCGGGCGCTTGACCAGTCTGCTGAGTCTCGACGGCAGGGTCGCCCGATGGCGCTGATGCTGCCGATGGCGCATCGATGTTGTAGCCGTAGTTGACGCTGATGCGCCAGAGCGTGGGGTCGCCCTGATCCTGAGACGGGCTGATGCTCAGACAGTACGCGTCAGAGTCCTCGTTGTGCGCGCTAAATATGATCGGCAGCGATGGATGCGATGCGGCGTACGCTGGCCCGTATGTCGCAGCGTCAGTGCGCACCAGAAATACACGGGTATACGTGCGGTTAAATTTCTGATCGACGCTCGCGGTGCGCCCCTCGGCGACCTCGCTGAACAGTGTATACGCCATGTCGCCTCCTTTATTTTGGGATTACCAGAGTGCCGGGCTTAATGATGTTGGCCTTCTCAGCGGCTGCGACTAATCGCTCCTGCAATTTTGTTTGAATCGCATCCTGCCGCGCAGCCTCAGCAGCAGCAGCGACCAGTTGTTTCTGTGGGTCGGCCTGAGCATTCATGCCCTCGACTCTCGCCCTGATCTGAGCCTCAGCAGCACCGGCAGAGCCAGCGACA